CGGTGTCTTAGATATATATGATTATGATCCTACAGATCCTAAAGTATTTGTAGATCCTAATATATTTGTAGATCCTCCTGTAGATACTACAGATACTACTACAGATACTACTACAGATACTACTACAGATACTGTTGAAGACACAGATCAGGACGGTGTTACTGATGATACTGACACTGATGATGATAATGATGGCTTGCCAGACCCTGCAGATCCTGACGATAATAATGACGGTGTTCCTGATGTTCTTGTAGGTACTACGGACACTACAGGTACTACAGATACTACGGGCACTACAGGAACTACAACAGATACTACAGAAGAAGATACAGATATTCTTGTAGACTCTACTACGGATACTACAGACACTACTACGGATACTACAGGCACTGTCGATACTACAGACGATACTGAGGATGACGGAGGTGTTGTTGTTGTAGATACAGGTGATACTGGTGGTTTTGGAAACGATGATGAGGAAGACCCTGATGTTGTAGTATCACCTCCTATAGACACAGTAGGAGGAGGTGGTGGTTTTGGTGGTTCTTCAGGAGGAATGTTTAGTCTAGGAGGTGCAGGATCACAGATAACGCCATCACCATTTATGGCTTCAATAAGCTTTGATCCTCAGCTTCTTACTCCTTTAATGCCAAAACAATCAACAGACTACTTAGCTGAACTAATAGCGAGATTACAAAGATGACGTATTTACAACTTGTTAATAAGGTCTTGACAAGACTGCGTGAGGACACTGTAGATACAGTCTCACAGAATACTTACTCAGCTCTTGTAGGTGAGTTTGTGAATGACGCTAAACGTATTGTTGAGGACGCTTGGGATTGGTCAGCACTACGTACTACTTTGACTGTCACGACAACAACAGATATATTTAACTACTCTTTAACTGGTAGCGGCAATCGCATTGAGTTACTGGATGTTATTAATGACTCGTCAAACTTCTTCATGAAGTACAGAGACTCACATTGGTTTAATAAAACATTCCTTGTGGATGAACCTGCTTCAGGCTCTCCAATGTACTATGGCTTCAACGGTATTGATATTAATGGCGATACTGCTGTTGACTTGTCTCCTATTCCTGATGCAGCTTACTCACTGAGATTCAACTGCATCCTTAGAACTCCTGAGCTTTCTGCTGATACTGACACTATAGCTATACCTACTCTACCTATTATTCACATGGCTGTAGCATTAGCTGTAGCTGAACGAGGTGAAGCAGGTGGACAAAGTGCTGCTGAGTTACTATCGTTTGCTAAGAGTCTACTTAATGACGCTATTGCATTAGACGCTGGAAAACACTCTGAAGAACTGATTTATCAGGCGGTATAATATATGCCACAGCAACTACAGAACATAACGATTGCTGCACCAGCATTCAAAGGATTGAACACGCAAGACTCACCTCTTACGTCTGATCCTTCGTTTGCTGCTGTAGCTGATAACTGCGTCATTGACCAGTACGGACGTATAGGCGCTCGTAAGGGCTTTGACGTTATAACAACAGACGCTACTCCGTTAGGCTCTGCTGAGATTGTTTCGATAGGTTACTTTGAAGATGCTAGCGGTAACGAGGAAGTGTTTAGTGCTGCTAATAACAAGATCTTTAAAGGGACTACCACGTTAACTGACGTCACTCCAGCATCCTATACCATTACTGAAAACGACTGGAAGATGGTTGCGTTCAATAACAAGATGTATTTCTTCCAGCGAGACTACGAACCGCTAGTGTACGATGACACTAATGGTTTAGTTGCAATGACAGCTCATCCAAACTCTGTAGGTACTCCTCCAGAAGCTAACGAAGTTATTGGCGCATACGGTAGGTTGTGGTGTGCTGACACTATAGGTGAGAAGCAGACTGTCTACTGGTCAGACTTGTTAATTGGTGAGGCGTGGTCAGGTGGTACTAGCGGCTCTATCAACATCTCTAAAGTATGGCCTGATGGTTATGACGAGATTGTAGCGTTAGCTGCGTACAACGGCTTCCTCATCATCTTTGGACGTAACTCAACTGTTGTCTACAGCGGTGCTGAGTCTCCAGCAACGATGCAGCTGTCTGACACTATAGGTGGTCTTGGTTGCATAGAGCGTGACAGTGTGCAGTACACTGGTAGTGACTTGCTGTTCTTGTCGCACATCGGCTTACACAGTTTTGGACGTACAATACAAGAGAAGTCAATGCCTACGCGAGACATTAGCAAGAACGTACGTAATGACTTTATGAGTTTAGTGTCAGGAAACACGGCAGGTGTCAAGTCTGTGTTCTCTCCAGAGAATGCGTTCTACTTAATCACGCTACCTACTGAAGACGTTACCTTCTGCTTTGATATGCGAGGTCCCTTAGAGGACGGCAGTCATCGTGTAACTCGTTGGACAGGCTCTCCGTTTGCTTGTTTTACTAGAAAGTCAGACGGTACGCTGTTAGCTGGGAACGCTAGTGGTGTTGGCGAATACTCAGGATATAACGACAACGGAAATAGCTATACCTTACGTTACTTCAGCA